ATGAGCGCTCAGAGCAAAGTCACCCGCGCAGGCTGCTACTGCCGCATCTCGTCCGATCCGAAGGACAAGCGCGAAGGCGTCGACCGTCAGCGAGACGACACGTCAGCGCTGTGCGAAGTGAAGGGCTGGACGGTCACCGATTACTACATCGACAACGACCGCAGCGCGTCGAATGGAAAGGATCGGCCCGCCTGGGATCGACTGCTGGCCGACATCGCTGACGGCAAGATCGACGCCATAGCCGCGTGGGATCAAGACCGTGGTTGGCGCATGATGCACGAACTCGAAGCGCTGCGAAAACTTTTCAACGGCTTAGACCGCCCCGTTCAATTGGCGACGACCGGTCAGGGTGACATCGACCTGTATTCCCCTACTGGGGTGATGATGGCGCAGATCAAAACGGCTGTATCCGAACACGAAATCGCCATGATGAAAGTACGGATGCGCCGGGCTGCCAAAGCGAAGGCAGAACGTGGAGACGCTCAGTGGCGCAATGCCTTCGGATATAAAACCGACGGCAGCCGCGAACCCGATCCCGAGACGGCACCGCTGGTGAAGCGCATCTATTCGCACGTGATTGCTGGCGGGTCAATCTCCGATGGCGTGCGCATGCTCAACGCCGAGGGGGCTATCGGTCTCACCGGAAAGCCGTGGACGCCTTCGACGCTGAGCCTGTTCCTGAGGGCACCGCGCAACGCCGGGTTGCGGTCGCACAACGACGAAATCGTGGGCAAAGGCAACTGGCCCGGTCTGGTGGATGAATCGACTTGGCGCACCGTGCAAGCAATCCTGAGCGCACCGGGACGGCAACCGGGCAAGAAATCAGTACGAAAGCATCTTCTGACCGGAGTGCTTCGCTGTGGAAGGCCGGATTGCGACGGGTATCTATCGGGCCAGTGGGTCATGCGCTCAGTTGGTGGCAGACCAGGCCGCCCCAAGGCCGGTGAGGTTCGGTTGTCACGCAAAGAGCAGCCGAAGCGTCCGCATTCGATCACGTATCAGTGCAAAAAGTGCCGGGGTGTGTCGGTGCACGCCGAGCTTGTCGAACCGCTGATCTATCGCATGGTGTCGGCCCGTTTAGCTGAGCCTGACGCCGTTGATTTGTTGCGATCAAAGCAATTCGATGCAGATGAAGCCCGAAAATTGCACGACGAACGTCAGACGCTCTACGGCCAGGTTCGCGCCGCAGAAGCCGAATACGATGAGGGGATCATCGACGGGCGACGACTGGCCGCTCGAAAGGAACGCGTTGCCGTCAAACTCGCAGCCATCGAAGCCCGCCAGCTTGATTCTGACATGGTGCGCGTACTCGACGGGTTGCCGCTGGGAACGCCCGAAGTGGCCGACGCGATCAAGGAGCTATCCGGCGACCGCCTACGCGCTGTGATCAACGTGCTAGTGGAGTTCACCGTTACGCCCGTGGGTAAGGGGCATCGGCCTAACGGTGACCGATTCGACCCCGACAGAATCGTCTATCGCTGGCTGTAGCCTTCGCCGAATCGTAGGCGAATTCGCCTGCTTTGCAACACATCTCGACTGCAACACGCCGCGCGCACATATTGCGCATAGCGCATCGCCCGCGTACCGTTAGGGGTACTTCGGGCTTTGCCAGTTTCGCCCACCAATTGAAGCGGCCAACGGTTGTCAGGACGCCAGCCAATCCCATTGGAGGACAGGCGCTTTCATGCGCCTACGGCTGAACTGGACAACCCACATGCCTGGAAATCGCACACTCACGCCCGGTGAGATGTGGACGGTCGAACAGACCGCCAACTACCTCGGACTGTCCAAGGGACACGTCCGCGCGCTCATCACTCAACGGAAGCTACCGGCAATACGTGTCGGCACCATCTATCGGATTCATCCCGACGACGCTCAGGCGCTCGTTAGGCCGGTCGGTGTTCGATGAAGCACGACGGTATCAACACCGCAGCATTGGACGCCTACGTGGCCCGTGCCATCGCGGAGTGCAAGCCGCTGACAGAAGACCAGCGGGTACGGCTCGCGGAGCTTCTACGGCCCGTTCAGATCGTTGCAAAGCCCGCCAGCATGGACGTGGCGTCATGAGCAAGCGCATGCCGAACGCAGTCGAATACGAGGAATACCTTTCGAGTCTCACACCGGAACAGATCGAGCAAGCTCGGTCGCTGTTTCCGGTGGCATTCCGCGATCAAATGCGCTCAGCCGAGGCCGATTCGTTCGCCGCACTCATGGCCGCTTTCGATGGAGTCGAGCCGGGGCCATACATCAGTGCAACGGATTACTGGATGCGTCTCGCACTCGTTGACACCTGGTTGAAGTGGGCGAGCGGCACCGCGCGCACGTGCATGCACATGCCCGACTACCACCGCCCGCAACCCGTTGCCGCTGCGGCATGGAAACCGGGACTCGTTTCCTGCGTTCAATGCATGCACTTGTTCCAACTCACGGGCGATGCGGATCGCACCTGTGACTGCTGCGGACGAATCGACTCCGAAGGCGTGCACCCGGTCGGCACCACGTTCGGGTGTCTCACGTACTTCGCCGGGGTTTGCGATGACTGCTCTGCACACCAACCCGAAGGGATTGAAAAGTGACTGAGAACCCCGAGAACATCACCCTCATACCCGAGCGCATCAACGGAGTCAGCGAAGCCGACGCCGAGCACGCCGCCACCGTGGGCCAACTGGCGTCACTCGAAATGCACCACCAGGGCCGCGCTGCCGCATGCGCTCGACTGCAACGACTGCTGAGCATCGAGAATCCACGTGTGCGCCGACTCATGCTCAACGTCGAATTCGGTTCTGTCGACGCTGAATTGATCCATGAGATAGGCGAATTCAGAGAGACACCGTTCGGTGTGCTCGGTGGCGGGTCAGACCGACTGTCGCGCATCGAGTTCCGAGCCCGCCAGCGAGCAGAACAGCGCCAGATGACCGACGACGAAACCTACCGGAACGCGCTCGAAACCAAACGCCTTTTCGGTACGCCCGCAGAACAGCGCGAAGCCGAAGACGAGCTAGATCGACTCGACGCCGAAGACGTGGCGTCAACGGACATCGACCCGTAACGGCAACGATCCCGGTCCCTCAAGGCAAAGGGACCGGGATCGCAAAGCAAGGTTCCGACCAGAGAACCGAACCACCCACCGAAGCAAAGGCAGTCAACCCCATGGTAACCCAAGACAACGACAACAAGTGCACACGAACGCCTTTCGCATACAGCGCACCGCTCTACCAGGCTGCCAACTTCCCCGGAACACTGCCACTGCCCAAGGGGCAGAAGCATCCCCCGCCGACTGGATACACCGGCATCAAGGCAAGTGACCCTGAACCCGCCAAGGTCCAGCAGTGGCGCGAACAACAGGGCGACGGCAATATCTGCCTGCGCCTTGGCGAGGTTGATTCTCAGTACGAAGTGATCGCGAAGGATGTTGATCACTACGTCAAGGGTGGCAAGGTCAAACGCGGTGGTGACCAACTCGCGCGTTTGATCGAAGCCGTTGGCCCGCTGCCTGATACGTGGATAAGTTCGTCACGTGTCGACGGGTTCAGCGGCAAGCGTTTCTATCGCGTGCCGAAGGGTCTGCGATTCAAGGGCCAGGTCGACAAAGACATCGAAGTCATCCAGAAGCGGCACCGTTTCGCGGTGGTCTGGCCCAGTTACAACCCCGATTCGCAAGCCGTAGAGACGTGGTTTCCACCAGGGGCACCGCTCACAGAAGCAGGAAAAACCCTCTGGGATGGCACGGTGCCCGACGCACGAACGCTGCCGGTGCTTCCCGATGCGTGGATCGACTATCTGACCAACGGGCGCATTCGCGAATCCGATGACGAAATGGACATGGATTCAACGGTTAGTGACGTTTACGCGTGGGCCTACAACGTGTTCGGTGTCGATGAACCGTTGTGTCCTCGCATGAACGAAAAGGCCGCGATGCATATCAAGACAATTCGCGATGAGGCCACGTCGCACGACAAGATCGTGAAGGCTCACATGAACGTTCTGTGGCTCGCTCAAGAGGGCCATCGGGGCTGGGACAGCGCTATAGCCCAGATTGAAAAGCAGTTCATTTCAACATGTATGGAGCGTGACAAGCGTGACCCGAACGAACTGGCAGGTGAACTGTTCCGAAGCCGAACCAACGGATTGCGCAGAGTGAAGGGCCGTGCTGACGCTCAGACGGCCATCGGTGCCGTGGGAGTCACCGCCTTTGACATCGAGTGCGACTCTGGCGGGTTGATCATGCCGACGATTGGAACGGTTGCGCAACGTCGGATCAATCGCCGCGCCTACCGCCCGATGTATCGACCGGCCTACCGTCCGATGGGCCGGTGATCGCCATGGGAACCGCCTACCAGTTGCCCGAGCCCGGTACACCGGAATGGGACGAATCCATAACTCTGGCCGTCCGTGCAAGGCTGCACGATGACGCTGTGACGAAAGCCTATGCGACAGCGACCGGCGAAAGTATCTCGTCGTGGACCCGCATTGATCTGCACGACGCGATCTACGGCGATCACCCTGACATCACGCCAACTGTGTTGCAAAGAAACGATACTCAGGCACTCGGCTACTCCGGTTTGACCCATTCGATTCATGGCCCAGCCGGGTCGGGCAAAACGTGGTTCATGCTCTACGCCGTCGCGCAGGAGCTTGCAGCGGGCCGTGACGTGTTGTATCTCGACTACGAGAGCTTTCCCGTACAGATCGTCAAACGCCTTAAGCTGCTGGGTGTATCGGGGGAAAAGATCAACAAACATCTTCACTACTATCGCCCGCAGGCTGCACCGGATTCACTCGACGTGGACTCAGCCGCGTTCGCCGGATTGCTCACTCAGTCGTATTCGCTCGCCGTGATCGACGGTGCGAACATTTCGATGGCTTTGTGCGGGCTCAATCCTGACTCTGCGACTGACGTAGCGCGTTGGCACGCATCCATCCTGTTGCCCATTGCCGAGAGGACCGGCGCGGCGACGTTCGCCGTGGATCACGTGCCGAAGAACAGTTCGGCATACAGCGGGTTCGCCATCGGATCGCAGCACAAAGTAGCTGGTCTGACAGGCGCGGCCTTCGTTGCCGAGAAGATGGAGCCATTCGGGCGTGGCGCGAAAGGCTATGCCACACTGCGTGTTTCGCCTGAGAAGGACCGAGAGGGGTTCGTGCACGGCATCGGACTCAACGACGGGCAACCGGACGGTCTGCTGGTGGCCGAACTGCACATCGACGCTACCGACACGACGACCACGATTGATCTGCGACCACCGACTGACGAAACGGTCAAGGCCGTGGCCGACAAACGCAACAAGCACAAAGGTGGCAAGACTGAGACAGCAGACATCACCTACGAAATGGAACTGATCAGTGCCTATTGGGATGAAGCGCTGCGCAATCCCAAGTCTGATGCGAAGGAACGTTCGCAGAACAAGACGGTGGACGCCCTACTGGCACGGCAAAAGGCGAGTCCTAGTGACTTTGAACGAGCGTTGTCGCGTGACGCATTGAAACTGGCCGTTCGTGCCCTGATTGATCCGAAGACACCTGGCGGGCCGTACGCCGAACTTGACGAGTCGATCACTTTGCGCGGTGGCAGTCATCCGCACCGCACCGTGACGCTCTACGAACGTGGCTCACTGGACGCCAAGCTGTCGAAGATTCTCAGTCAGGCCAAGGTGGGCCGCGCCGATGACAACGACGCTACGACGGGTCAAACCCCATGAATTCCTCGGTCCTCCGAACTGTGCGGCACTGTGCGGAACCGGTACGCCGCACAGTTCGGAACGCCCTGGAACTGAACTGTGCGGCGGTACGTAGTGAGACCGCACAGTTCAGTTCAGTTCCGACGCTGCGGTAGTGATCAGTGATCGGGGATTCCCGCACAGTTCCAAACCATTACATACACGTTGCGATTCGTGAAGTGAATCGCACACCCTTGAGAGGAAAGACAATGACCACGTTCGACGCAATCGTAAAGACAAGCATTCCGCTCGACGAAACGCGACAGGCTAGAGCAAAAAGACTTCTCGGCGGTCTCTCATTGAAACAAGATTCATCGCGGCTGAGCATCTATCTTGCCGGGAAGATCGGGAAAAGCGATTGGCGGCACGATGTTGTGTTGAATCTCCGAGATGCACAGGGCGGTCATTGGGGCGACTACTCGAATTGGCTTGAAACGCCCTGGGGTGAAACGGCCACCGTTAATCGCTACGTCAACTATGTCGGCCCGTACTTCATGAGTTGCGATCACGGTTGTTCTCACGATTGCAATGCTCACGGTATCGGCACTGATGAAGTTCCCGGCTGCTGGACAGATGCAACGTGCTCACGCAGACGGGTAACTGAATTGTGCCTCACAGCCATCGAACGCGCTGACGTGTTCTTCGCATGGTTGCCGCCAGAGGGGCATTTGGGGGATCACACCGCCTATGGATCGCTCGCTGAATTGGGCTATGCAAAGGCTGCTGGAACGCCTGTTATTACCTGCGCACCTAGTTTCGACACCGACCTGTGGTTTGCGCACCACATGGCCGATCACAACATTGTTGCCGACGACCCAATTACGGGATTACAAGCGGCATTGATCGCCTTCGGGATGGAAGCCCGCACGAAATGATCGACACACCGCAGCTGAATTCGACGGTTGTCGGGGAATTGGGGAAGATCGAGTGATGAGCGTGGAAATGCACACCGACCGCGCCGCCCTGGCGGGCTCTACGGGAATCAACGCGGCCGATCTAGCACAGGACGGTGAGCACGGCCCGTTGGTCGATCCTGGGGACGCTGGGCCGGTCAAGCGCCGCCGTGGACCGGGCAAGCCCAAACCCGGCGTGCTGGTGCTCACCTGCGCCCACTGCCACCGCGCCATCATCGGCACCGGAGCCGGATACGCCTACGTGAGCCTGGTCGACACTCAGCGCGTGGCTCATCGGGCCGCAGCCGGATACGTCGACCCCGCCAAGGCCCGATGGACCCTGGCCCACCGAGGATGCGCACCCGAGGCCCTGGCGCCCATGTCGCCCCACTTCCGGCTGTGGGCCGAGCGCATCACCACGACCGATGACCTACTCGACGCCATGGTGACGCTGAGCCGTCAACCGTGGTTCGCCTGGTCGGACTGGGGATCGCTGGCACGCAACATCCTGGCCGACACCGAGACGACCAGCATTCGCACACCACGGGCTGAATCGCTGCCCGTGGATGACCCAAGACACGGCACCGTGAGCGGCTACACCAACCACGGGTGCCGATGTGATCGGTGTTCGCAAGCACAAAGCGATCGTGGCCGTCTGCGCCGCAGGGGCAGCACGTCCGGTGAGTACGTGCCCGGTCCCGATGCAGAGCACGGCATTCGCCGTGAATACCTACGCGGATGCCGCTGCGATGAATGCAGAGCCGCCAACGCTGCTCACGGTCGGGCCGTCAGGCAAGGGATTGAACGATGAGCACCGCAAGCGTTGAAACGCTCGACAGGTGGCACGGAACAACCACCGGATACGCGTACGGATGCCGTTGCGACGAATGCAAGGCCGCGAAATCGGCAGACATGCGCGCCTATCGCGTCGAACACCCGCAGGACAACACCAGCGCCTACGCCAAGGCCAGGAACTACGAGGCTCAGCTACGACGCGAGGAACGCGGCCTACCCGACCCGAACGATTCACGACACGGGACCGTCAACGGCTACGCGAAGTGGGGATGCCGGTGCGATCCGTGCAGAACGGCTGCCAACGCCTACAAGCGCCATCGTCGCCAAGTGAAACGAGCGAAAGCAGAACAATCATGCTGAACACCGAGACCGTACTGACTGTGATCGCAGGGCACCTGGCCGCAAGCGGACTGGCCCAATACGACACCAACGGGCACTACCTCAACCACCCCGATCTGCCAGCGATCCTGTTCGCAACGGCAGACACCCCCGACACCGCACTAGTGCTCACGTGCACCGGCCAAGACGATGGGCTAGCACACTGGGATGTTGAATTCAGCTACCGTGCAACCGGAGTCACGCCCAACACCGTCAACGACATGGCCGATGCAGTGTTCGCGCACTTCCGTGATGTGCTCGGAGTCAAGGCCACCAACGTCGTGTGGCAGGCCGGGACCATCGTGGACATGCCGTCGGTGATCCTGCCGGGGCTGCTCGAATGGCTCGACGCAGAACGCACCCAACGAGGGCCAACCGAACTCACCAGCGAAGCCAAGCACAACGGCGCACGATGGGTACGCCGCGACACCTGGCGCATGACCATGGCCCCGGTGTAGCGATGGCACGCGCACGCATCACGTTCAACGACAAAGGATTACGCCGCAATCTCGCGACGTTCGACCGCGACCTAGACCGCAGCATCGGTCACGTGCTAGAAGCCGAATCGGCTTATGCCACTGCCTATCTCAAAGAGCACGCACCCTGGCACGACAACACCGGGGCAGCGCGGGCAGGGCTCTCGGCAACGGTGGGCGAACTGGGACCAGGCACCTACGAGTTGCTGCTGAGCTACAGCGTCACCTACGGCGTGTGGTTGGAGACCAAGGAATCGGGACGCTACGCCGTCATCACCCCGGCCATGCGCGTCCTCGGTGACAAACTGCTGTTCGATCTGGGCGGTATCATCGACCACATGCGTTCGCGCGCGACGTGATCCACGATGCCAGTCAAGCGACCATGCATCGTGCAGGGATGCCCGAACTACGTTGAGCCACAGGGCATGTCAGATCGCCAACTAGGCAACGCCAACCGCTGCCCGACACACCAACGCAACCATGACCGAGCCTACGACCGAGTGCGCAACGCCCGACCAGCACGACGCGAGCGAGCCAACCCGATCTATCAGACGATACCTAAGCCGATTGGTCTGCGATGCGCACTGCGGATCGAACACGTCTGCACCGGATGGGCAACGACGTGGGACGCGATCACGCCGTACGCCTCTGGCGGGTCGCACGTGCTGAGCAATCTGCAACCGGCATGCCGCGAATGCAATTCGAGCAAGGGTGCTCGTTGAAAAGTTCGGACACCTGACCCCCAATGAGCCCGAGTCCCCCCGTCCTTTCCATCTCTAAAGGTTCGATGCCGCTTGATCTGGCCGGATGCCGCACGGAATTACCCCGTACCGGCCCTGTGGAGCACGTCAGCGCACGTTGTGGCCATCGCCCGACGCCGAGTCACCCCCTGGCGGGTTGACGGGACCACGCTCACAGCACCATGAGCGGCGCGCGAACCTTTTGCTTGACGCTGGACCGCGCGAAACACATCGCCAGGGCATAGGCCGCGTCGATCTTGCCGCGACTCTTGCGCTTGGCCAAGGTGAAGCCGCGTTCGTTCAACCGGGGCACGCCGTTGAGGATTTGTCGGGCGTAGGTGGCGTCACCGTCGTGACTGACCTCGCGTCGCTGGATTGCTTCGTAGAGGTCGCCGAACGCTGGAACCATCCGCTCTAGGCTCTGCGGCATTTCAACCATGTTGATCCCCTCATCGGACAACTGCTGCGCTGGTAGCTCGAACAGTCTGGGATCGAACGCCACTTCGACCACGTCGTAACGCTGGTCTAGCTCGCGAATGTGGGCCATGACTTCTGAAATGTCAATTGCATTGTCTGCCAGCGGCATCCATATGCGCGCTTGGGTGTGAAGCACACCGTTGGGCCGACGCTGCCCGATGACGACAGCGGTGGAGTCTCGTTTCAATCCCACGTCTACCCCGACCCACGTGGGTGCACCGTCACGCAGTTCGTAGCGAGACGCCAACGTGTCCCACGCCTTTCGACCGTCAGCGCCGAGCCACGAATCAACACCGTCTGCCCACTGGCCCAAGTGAAACACGCGGAAGCTGGCCTCTGGTGACATCTCCACTGCGGTGCGCAGTGCATCAATGGACTGGTAGCCAGCGGCTAGAGCGGGACACGCTATGTGCCAGTTGCTTTCCTCGCGAACGTCGCAGCCTTCGGGTGCGCTGTATTCGGTGAAGCTGAACCCTGGCGGGGTACGCCCGTCGAGATAGGCCGAACGCAAATGCCACAACGCAGACCGTTCCCTGTCCAATCCGGGCGTGCCAACGCCGACGACGAGCGACGTGGATCGCTTGCCCGATGCCAGCACCATGGCATCCCAGGACTCTTGTGGCTGAAAGCCGACCTCATCCACGATGGCTAACGTGGGGTCGAGACCCTGCAAACCGTTGACCTCGTTGGCAATCGGGAACGCTTCACCGCCGTTGTAGCCGACGACGATTCGGGCGTTGGCGTTGGCCGAGTAAACGAGGCAGCGGTCATCGAGCAAGGGCTCAGCGGCGCACATCTTCGCGGCCACGTCGAACACCGACCGTTGCGCCTGGCCCACGGTGGTCGCCATGATCGGCACCGAGGGCTGGCCGGTGGGATTCACGTCGAACACCGCCCACACTGCCAGGGCCGCGAGCAACGTCGATTTCCCCTGACCACGCGGGCACTGCTTGATCGCCTGGCGCACACCCGGCGCGAGGATCGCGCGTATCCAATCTTGCTGGAACGGTGCGAGCACCAGCGGCTTGCCGAACCCGTGGCCCTTGGGGCTGCGGCAGTAGGTCTGAATGAACCGGATGGCGCGGTCAGCCGGATCGGTCTCGGTCCAGTCGTACCAAGGGCCGGGATCGAGTTTGCGATATTTCGCGCGAGCATTTCCACCACTAGCCATTTCCGCGCGCCTCCTTTACGTATTCATCAATGGTCACCTATCCTGGGCAATAGCGCCAATAGCCGCGCCGCACAACCGAATTCGCCGAAATGAATTTGCAGAGATAATCGCAAATCAATTCGACAACGAGATAGACCAACGCATTTCCGACTAGCGACAGGGATTCAACCGATGGCCTGGAAGCCGTGGAGCAAAAGCCCCGCGTTCGTGCCGGTTGAAACGCGCTCGTCGGTGTCGGTGTCCATCGGTGATCCCGCCATCGCTGACATGCTCGGTCTCGGTTCGCCCAACCTGGCGGGTATGGCAGTCGGTGAAACGTCGGTGCTGGGCCTGGCCAGCGTCTACCGGGCCGTGAGCCTCATTGCAGGCAGTATCGCGAGCCTGCCCATGCGAACCATCGTCACCAACGCCGATGGTCACAGCGACCGCACCGCCAGTTGGCTCGACACACCAGCGGGGCCGGGTAAAGACGTAATGACCGCCTACGAATTCAAAGAGACAGTGTTGTGTCACCTGCTCTTGCACGGCAACGCCTACCTTGGCCACGTCTACGGTGGAGCCGGTCAAATCATCGGCCTGTTGCCGATTCATCCGCTGGCCGTATCGCCCGAAATTCACAGCGAAACAGGTCTGAAATTCTTCACGGTCAGCTTGGCCGATGGAACGCAACGCGTTCTGTTCTCAGATCAGTTGACCCACATTCCGGCGCTGTCGCTCGACGGGGTGAAGGGACTTTCGCCCCTTGCCCTCGCGCGAAACGTGTTCGCTACGTCGATGGCCGGGGATCAAGCCGCCGCGCGGATGTTCGGCAACGGCATGATGATTTCGGGCCTGGTCAGTGCCGACGACGACCTGAGTTCCACCGAAGCGTTGGAAATCAAAAACGATCTACGCCAACGCATTCAGGGCACCAGCAACGCCGGTGACATCGTGCTCATCAACCGCAAACTCAAGTTCGACAAGTGGTCGATGAGTGCCGAAGATGCGCAGTTCCTTCAATCACGTGCGTTCCAAGTCGAAGAGGTCGCCCGGTGGTTCGGGTTGCAGCCGATGCACTTGGGCCAAACGGACAAGCAAACCAGTTGGGGCACAGGCGTTCAGGAACAGAATCGTGGGCTGGCGCGGTATGTGTTGGAGCCGTGGACGACCCGCATTCAAGAGCGCCTGTCACGGCTGTTGCAGAGCAGTAAGAAATGCGAGTTCGATTACACCGCGTTCCTACAACCCGACCCCGAAACCGAAATCGGTCTGTTGATCGACCAGGTTGACGCCGGATTGCTCACGATCAACGAGGCTCGACGCATCCGCAACCTGCCGCCCCTGCCTGGCGGGGATGCGATCACCGATGACAGCGCCGATGATACGTCAGATGAAACTGGCACGGATACAACGGATTCCGTCGATGACGCCGCAGCCGGCCAAAATGGGAAGGTGCTCACCGATGGGTAATGCCACCACTGATTCGACACGGTTCGGCGTGGAATTGCGCGCCGAAGTAACCGGCAACAAGCTGGTCGGTCACGCCGCCGTGTTCGGCTCGTATGCGCCGCTGCCAGGACACGTGGAATCGTTGTCCCGCAGTGCATTCGACGCCGTGCGCAAGGATGCCACGACCGACGTGCGGTGTCTCTACGAACACGACCGATCCAAGCTGCTCGGTCGCCAGTCCAGTGGCACGCTGCGCTGGTCGGTCGACTCCGAGGGGCTGCCGTTCGAAGTGGATTTGCCCGACACCACCCACGGGCGCGACGTGCGCGAGCTTGCGTTGCGCGGTGACTTGAGCGGCGCATCGTTCGGGTTCGTCCCCGGTGCCGATGAATGGAGCAACGTCGAAGGCCGACAACTTCGCACCCATACCAGCGTGTCACGTCTGGTCGATCTGTCGGTGGTTGCGTTCCCGGCGTATGCCGGTACGTCGGTGATGCTGCGCTCACTCGATGAAGCGTGCGCGCCGATAGTCGAAACGCAACGCTCGCAACTGATTCGAGCCCGCCACCGCGCACTGACCGCCACACGCTCATGACCGCCCACCGACCCAATGCAACGACAGCCACACCGAGAGGAACCATCATGACCACCGCCACCCTGACCCGAAACGCCAACCACCTGGCCGCACTCGCGGCCTGGCCGATCCATGGCTCCGACGACGCCACCGCGACGACTGCCGCCGATGGAACGCCGCTGACGGTGGAGGACTTGATCACCGCACTGTCGGCCATCATCGACAACGCCGGGGATCGCCCGCTCACCGACGAGGAAGCCCAGCGCTACGAAACCCTCGAAACACAGCTCCGCAGCGTTCAGCGCAACGTGGAGATTCGTTCTCGTCAGCAGGCGTACACCACCGCCGTGCCCGGTGGCCTGGCTGCCGTCGTGCACACGGGGGCCGTGCGCACCGACGACACGCTAGAGCGTGCTTTCGACGCCTACATTCGCACCGGCCACGAAAACGCCGACCTGGTGGAGCTTCGCGCACAGGCAACGTCGCCCGGTTCCGCTGGCGGGTTCCTGGTGCCCGAGACGATGCGCGCCAAGCTGGTCGAACGACTCAAGGCGTTCGGTGGCCTGGCCGCAGCCGTCGAGGAAATCACCACGTCTTCCGGTGAGCCGCTGCGCTGGCCGACACTCGATGACACCGGCAATGTCGGTGTGATCGCACCGGAGAACACCGCGCCGACCTCTGGCGGGGCCGACCTCGTTTTCGGCGAGAAGGTGCTCGGCGCGTTCAAGTACGTCGCACCGGGCCTGAACAACTTGCCGCTACAGGTCTCGGTCGAACTGCTCCAAGATGCCGCGTTCGACGTTCAGGGGCTCGTTACCCGCAAGCTCGGTGAGCGCATCGGACGCCGCCAGGCCGTCGACTGGGTGACCGGCAACGGCACTACCGAACCGTTCGGCATCGACACCGGCACCCTGGTAGCCGTCGACACGTTCGACGCAGCCACGCCGACCTATGACGAACTGGTCGACGCGGTTCACCAGATCGACCCGGCGTATCGAATGAACGCCGTGTGGAGCTTCTCGGATGGAACGCTGGCCCAGATCGAGAAGGTTCTCGACAACAACGGGCGTCCGCTGCTCAACCCGGCTGCCGAGGGCATTGCCACCGGGCCGCACAACACGACGCTGTTGGGCTACCCGGTGATCGTTGACAACGCGTGGCCCACCTACGCCGATGCAACGGCAACCAAGTGGGGCGTTTTCGGTGATCTGCGCAGCGGCTACGTCATCCGACGCGTGAAGGATTTGACGCTCATCGTCAACCCCTACAGTCGCGCGAACGAGGGCAAGGTCGAATACACCCTGTGGGCGCGCGCCGATGGCGTGCCGCAGGACACCGCCGCGTACCGCGTTCTCGCCAACGAGGTGGCGTGATCATGGCCAGGCGCACCATTGCCGAACTGGCACAACGGAAGTCGGATTTGATCGCCGAACTTGCCGACGTGAACGACGAAATCCGTTCGCGTGCCGGTGAAGTCGACCCGCCAGGCACCGAGGCACCCGACGACGCGGATAGCTACGTCACGGCGACCGACGCAGCGGCGCAGCGGGCCACCGATGAAGCGGCCAGGACGATGCTCGACGCACTGGCCGCTGAAAAGGGCGAATAGTCCGATGCCGTGGGCACCCGCGTACGCCACGCCCGAGGAACTGGCGCACTACAACGGTGATGCGGTAGCCACCGACACCGCTGAGTTGACGTTGGCCGTCGAAACGGCGTCCCGGTCGGTGGATCGCGCGTGTGGTCGCCAGTTCGGCTTGCTCGATGAGCCGGTGGCCCGGTACTACACTGCGCGTTACGACGCTGGCTGTCGTCAGTGGGTCATCGACACCGACGATTTCGGCACCACCGAGGGCATGACCGTGGAAACCGTTGGGCCGCAATACGATGCGCTGCTCACCGGCTATCTGCCAGCGCCGGTCAACGCCGTGGTCGACGGCAAGGTGTGGACTAGCCTAGTCATCGGTTCTGGGGCTGCCGTCGCGCCGAATGCCAGCGAAAACGGCGTACGAATCACCGCGAAATGGGGATGGCCCGAGGTACCGGCTGCCGTCAAGCTGGCCACGCTGATTCAAGCGTCCCGGCTCTACGCCCGACGTGTTGCACCGTTCGGCCTGGCGGGTAATCCCGAGGTCGGACAGGTGCGATTGCTCGACCGGCTCGACGTGGACCTCATGACCAGCGTTCGGCCCTATCAACGGCAGTGGGGTGCGGTGTGATCGCCGGGGCATTCGAACTGCTGGCCGATCAACCGGCCTTGGCCGCGCTGGGAGTCTCCGGTGATCGGATCAAGGAATTGCAGTCGACCGACGAAAGGCCGTTCAATGACGGTCATTTCGTCATCGCGAACTTTGAGGAACAGAGCCTCATCCCGACGTTGAATCGTGGTCCGCGCGTCGTCACGCTGTGGGTTCATTCGTGCGATGACCGCAGCCGCGACTACCGGCCGATCGACCGCATTTTGAGAGCGATTGACGACGTGTTTTCGTCGGTTGAGCACTACACCGGATCGGACGGGGTTCGGATCACGGGATTTCGCCGCCAGGGGCGTTCGGGCAACTTGCGCGATCCCAGTTGGGAGACCATCGCCCGAACGGCCACGTATTCGATCCTCTACGACGAAAGTGCGGTGTAACGATGGCACGCAGCGCGAAACAGCGTTCGGCACAACGCAAGGCGTCGCTGGCGTCGGCTCGAAAGCGTCGTCGTGGTCGCAAGATCGCCAAGCACCAGAAGACGTACAACCGCGTTGCTCGCCGCATGAAGGTCGATTTTGCGCCTGGTAGCCCTTTGCACAATTCAGGGCTGCATCATTCCGTTGCACGGCGACAGCACCGCCGTAAAGCGAAAATCACTCGGCTGCAATCAAAGAACGCACGCGGGGTGTAACGATGGCCGGTCGTCGCGCCAAAGGCGCAATGCTGAGCGTGCGCATCCCCGATTCGATCATGGACAAACTCAAGGCCCAAGCGGGTACGGGCAACGTGAGCGCGTTCGTACGCGATGTGATCGACCAGCACATTCGGAGCCGATGA